TGCCATCAGGTTGGCGTCAAGATCCTGGATGGCTCCAAAGAACTGAACGCCCTGGATGCTGTCGCAGAAAAAAAGGGCCTGCTTGGGTTCGATGTAGAGCTTGCCGTCATCGGACATGGCTTCGTACACCCAGAGCCGGACGTTGCCGAACTTGCCTTTATAGACAAGACTCTCGAAGGACTGCATACCCGGAGTGATCTGCAGCTCCAGGTCGGCTCCGCGGATCATTTCATTCAGAAGACTTTTGACCTCGTTGTTCGCAGCGAAGAGGTCATACGCTTCAGGTCCCATGATGACGTTATAGGGGCGCGTCTGACCAAGGTTGAGCGAAGCGACTTCCCGCTGGATCCCTTCAAAATGCTGGCGCATGGGAAGGTCCTTGTTCGTCCAGGCCTTGTCACCAGCGAGTTTTTTTGTGAGGCTTGCCGAGCGTTCAAAGTCCAGTACAGCATCGATCCCGTCACCTTTGATGGTGAGTCGCCCGGTTTTAACAACTTCGGCCGCCATGAGTTCCAGGCGGTTTCGCCAGCGTTCCTGAAGACGGGCAACATCACGCGCGAGCATGAGTTCAAGGCGCTGCATCGGAGTCAGTTCACCGCCGAACGCTTCGCCGGCAATGCGGACGTTTCCGCGATCGGGGGTGAGTCCGGTCTTTTCCTTGATGTAAGCAGGTCGCAGGGATTTGGTCCGGTAGCCCTGCTCACGGAACATGGGCGCCTCGACAAGGGGATGCACGAAGGGAGCGATACCTGCTTTGACGCCAGGGGCTTCGTCGAAATAGACATCCTCCTTGGTCGACTGCACTTCAGTCGGGAAGAAGCGATCAAGAAAGAACTTGGGCTTTGGCACGATGCGCGTGATCAGGCGATTGAGGTAGTAGGTGCCGTAAATGGGAAGAGCCATATATCTCAGTCCTCCCCTTTTTCGATATAGATCGAGCGCAGGCTGAGATCGTCGTCGATGGATGCAAGTGTGTGGCCTTTGCCAAGCACAAGATCAAGTCCGAGAAAAGCGCCGGTGCGAAATACCGGAGCGAATTTATCGGACTCCGTGGCATCGATGTCAACCTGCAGAATGCAGACCGGCTTTTCGCTGCCATCAGCGATCGCCGTTGTTCCATCGTCTGCAGTTTTACTGCAGAGCACGAATTTTCCGGTCGTGGTTTTGCGGCCAAGCACAGAGCCCAGCTTTAAAATCTGACCTCTTTCAATGGTGACTGATCCGCGGTAGGTGGGGAAATTGCCGCGATGGATCAGGCGAGGCGTGTAGGAGTCCACGACCCGATAGGAAGGGTTAAAGTCCATTACGATCCTTTAATCTTCAAGCCATCTACTTTTTGGGCGAGAGCAAGAATGCAGTCCTGCTGCTCGGCAAGTGATGCGGATGAAGGTTGGTCTTTGGGTGGTACGTCGAGCCCTTCGAGCTGGCTTTCAAAGGACTCTTTTGGGCTTGTTTTTGGCTTATGTGGGTTTTTCTTTGCCTCCTGAATGATGGCCAGGGCTGCATCGGCTGCAGTCATGTCGCTCGAAATCAGGGTCTGGCAGAATTCGTTTGAAACGAGGCCCTCGGCCATGCCTTTGATTGATTCCGAGCGCTTCTGGTCGGCGAGGACTTTGGCCAATGCGCGCTCGGCACCAAGCTGCATGAAGTGCTCGGCTACGGCCGGGTGGCTTTCTTTGATAAATTCAGCAGTGATTGGCTGATCGGATGCCAATTGATGATCTCCAAGGTTTGAGATGACGCTTTCGAGTGTTGAAAGTTGATCGATAAGGCCGCGACTCTCTGCATCCGCAGCGACGAAGACAGCACCTTGACCGAATTTCTCAAGGACGGCCGCGCGGTCGACGCCGCGATTTCGGGCGACTTTTCCAATAAAGACATCGGCGAGGCCATCGATAATGGTCTGAATGTCCTTTGCGCCTCCCTCAGTCGCAGGGTCGCGGTTTTTATTCGGACTCTGCGAGGAGACGAAGCGGATTTCACCTTCATTTTTTTCGTTATGCAGAGCGAGCTGCACACCGATACTGCCAATGATCGCGGAATCTGCAGCAAAGACCCTCTCGCAGGCGCTCGCAATCCAGTATGCGGCGCTTGCTCCGGTTCCGCCGATATAGGCGGCCGTAGGCTTTTGGCCGCGGGCTGCGAAGATCGCATCGGAAAGCTCCGATGTTCCGTTGGCTTCGCCGCCAGGCGAATCGATATCGAAAACTATGCTGCGGACATCCGAGGAAGCCAGCATTTGATGAAAATCGCGCATCACCATCTCATAGGAGGTGGCGCCGCAGTGATCGGTCATCAGGTTTGCGTGCTTGAAGAGAGGCCCGCGAATGGGGATGATGCCCACCCCGCTGCGAACAGTCGCGCGCTCGGTGTTTTTGGCCCTTGTGCCACGCACTTTTTCAAGCGCTTCGATTGATCCGTGTTCAGTCGCAATGGCAATCATGGACCGTAGCGAGTCTTCGGTGATGGCCCATGGGGTGCTTGTGATGTAGCTGAGAGCAAAAGACAGGCAAGGGCTCCGGGTGGTTGGGGGCGTGATTTCGAGGGGGTGGGCAAAGAGCAGTCCGGGAAGACTCTCGTGAGAGGCAAGGCGAAGAATATCCCGAGCGGCCTTTCCCTGTAAAGGTTTCAGCTGTCCGCAGATTGCGGACGGCCCTGCCCGGAATTCGTGTTGCCCATGTTCTGGCTTTGTGCTGCCGGATCAGAGAAGATTTTATTCTCCTCCTCATACTCCTGGATCTGTTTGTCAAAGTCGCGGCCCTGGCTTTCCACAATGAAGCGGCGCGATTTCACACCAATGGCGATTTCGGTTTCGCTGGCCTTGGCTTCCTTCAGGGGATCGATGGCTTCCATCTCGGTGCCACACCATTGCGCGGAGAGCCAGGCGTGACGCTTCAGCGGGTCATCAAAGCCAGGAGCATCAAGCAGCCCGCTTTCTATGGCATCAGCTATCACCCACTCCCAGACGGGCTGGCAGAATTCGCTCACAAGCCATGCCCGGCGCACTTTGAAGACCTTCCAGGCCTCAAGGATCGCCGCGCGGGCCGCGGAGTAGCTCGAAGAAAAATGCTGCGTAAGCACTTCATAGGGAATGGATAAACCGATTCCGATCTGCTTGATGACGGCCTGCACAAAAGCGTCGAAGTTCATGTTCGGTCGGCCCGGAGTCGTTCCTTCCAGCTTTTCGCCGGGTAAAAGCTCAAGGATCGTGCCTGGGCCAAACTTGTGGTACTTGCGCTCGGGCGGTTTCGTCTGAGGGTTTGCAAGGTGGGCCTTCGAGCGATCGCCAAAGATGCCGCCCACTTCGCTTGTCAGTGATGCCGCGAAGAATGCGTTGATGACGGCCGCATCGATCTCGGCTTCGCTGTACCTTGAAATCTGTTTGAATTTGTCGATCACAGGAGCGAGGAACGGCTCGCCACGACTTTGACGTGGCAGGCGCTGGAGGATGAGGTGAAGGGCGGCTGCTGTGCCTTGGGAGTCAAAGCGTGGAACGCGCACCGTCTCACTGCCGAGGAAACGATCGGCGCCGGTTTTGCCAACGTGGTAGGCGATCGGCATGCCCGTCCTGTCGAGTTCAACCCCTTCGCGGACGTCGATGTCAGACTTGATATCCATCGGTGTACGGATTCGGGATGCTTCGATGATCTGGACGGCAGTTCCAAGGATGGCGCCAGGACGATTTCTAAAGCGCCGAACGGCGAGGCAATCACCGTCGAGCATGCTGGATCTTAGTGCCTGGGCCTGAAGGGTGGCAAAGCTTGACATACCGTGCCAGTCAGCAGTGTTCCTGCTCATGTGGAGCGAGAAGATCTTTTCCGCTCGACGTTCAAACTCCCGAGCCTTTTCCTCGGTGATCCCAATCAATTCATGATCAATCCGGGATTGCGGCCGTAGTCCATCGCCGACAACATTCGTGATGTAGTTCTCAAGAGCGCCGCGGGCAATGCTCTCATTACGGTCAAGATCGCGGGATTGATCACGCAAGGTGGCGAGGACGGGCAGGAGCGATTCGTCGGCATTGGACGAGGGCGGGTTCCACTCGCTTGTGGATCCAGGCTCCCGTGTCGTCGAACGGTAGGCGTTATCAACCTGTGAAAACGGTGTGAAAACGCTTCGCACCCGTGACCAGATGGTTGGTCTTTCGGACTTAACGAGGTATTGCATGGATGATGCCTCCTCCGCTTTGGCGACGAATCAGGGCTTTCAGCTCTTTTTCGCGGGCATAGAGAAGCTTGAGGCTTGCGCGGGTGATGCGGCGACGGTTCTGATTGACTTCAATCTCTACTTCCTGACCGCCACCCAGAATGGTGGCGATGGCCTTTTGCACGGCCGTAAGTTCCTCTTCGGGGGTCAATGGGGCTCCGGTGGGTGTGGGTTATGCGGCGGGCAGTGTGCCTTCGAGTTCGTCGCAACGCTGATCGATATTCACACTGAAGATTTCGCGTGCTGCGTCGGCGTAGCGAAGGCAGTCGTGGGCATGATCGGCTACGCCGGCTGTGGTTTCGTATGTGAGCTGGTATTTGCCATCTGATTTTTTCCAGATGCTCTTTGGGGCGGTCAGTTCTTTGAAGAAGGCTTCGCCCAGGCTTTTGTGGAAATGAATGATGTCAGCCGATCGGTACGTGGCGGTCTGATCTGTTTTTTTTCGCTCCTGAAATTCCCTGAATTTGGCGATGGATTTGTCGATGGACGAATAGAGACGACCGTGTGTGGCGAGCTTGCCGACCGAGAAGAGGTAAACTCCGGCCTCGGAGTTTTCGGTTGGCCTGTCGACGAT